GAAGCAGTTCGTGCAGAACTCGAAGAGCAGTTTGAAGCTGATCTTAACGAGCAGGTTGAAGCTATTGTAGAAGACCTTACCGACAAAGTTGATTCATATCTTGACTACGTAGTTGAGAACTGGATGAAAGAAAACGAAGTCGCTCTTGAGTCTGGTTATAAGGTTGAAGTTGCTGAATCAATTCTTGCTGGTCTTAAGTCGCTTGTTGAAGACCACAACATTGAGATTGAAGACGAAGAGCTTGAAGCAATTGCTGCAATGGAAGAGCAAGTCGCTGAGTCAACCGCTAAGTACAACGCACTATTTGAAGAGCTTCTTGCAGAACGTGCAGAGAAGGAAGAGCTTCAGAAGAATGCTGCTCTCTCACACTTCACCGAAGGTATGGTAGCTACTGACGCAGAGCGTTTTAAAGTTCTAGCTGAAGGTGTTTCTTACGAGTCAGTTGATGACTTTGCAAAGAAGCTTGAGACAATCAAAGAATCATACTTCACTGAGCAAGTTGTTCGTGCAGAAGATCAAGCAGAAGTCCTTGAGGAAGAAGTAGAAGAAGTAAAAGCTCCTACGCTCGATCCTTCGGTTTCGGCTTATGTCGCATCGCTAAACAAATTTAGTAAATCTTAATTTATATAAATATACTAGATTAAATCCATCAAAGGAGATCATAAAAAATGAGAAACGAAGAACTATTGAAGAAGTGGGGCCCTGTGCTTGAGCACACTGCTCTTCCATCGATCAAGGATGCGCATCGTAAAGCTGTTACTGCTCAGCTTCTCGAGAACACCGAAGTCGCTATCAAGGAAGGTCAGACATTTGGTTCCGGTTCTTTCCTAACAGAAACCCCAGTAAACAACACTGGCGTTGCTGCAAACTACGATCCAGTGCTTATTAGCCTTGTTCGTCGTGCAATGCCTAACTTGATCGCATACGATATCGCTGGCGTTCAGCCAATGACTGGCCCAACCGGCTTGATCTTCGCGATGCGTTCGAACTACGCTAACACCACTGCTGCAACCGCAGAAGCTTTCTACGGTGAAGCTGACACTGACTTCTCAGGCACCGGCACAATGGCTGGTTCAACTGGTAACGCAGCTACTGCAAACACCGGTACTGGTATGTCAACCTCAGCTGCTGAAGCTCTTGGCGACGGTGCAGGTACTGACTTCGCACAAATGTCATTCGACATCTCGAAGGTTTCGGTTACTGCTAAGAGTCGCGCGCTTAAAGCAGAATACACCAGTGAACTTGCACAAGACTTGAAAGCAATTCACGGTCTTGACGCTGAGACTGAACTTGCAAACATGCTTCAGGCTGAGCTTCTTGCAGAAATCAACCGTGAAGTTGTTCGCACAGTCTACAACACTGCAGTCACCGGTGCACAAACTGGTACCGCTACCGCTGGTATCTTCGACCTTGACGTTGACGCAAATGGCCGCTGGTCAGTTGAGAAGTTCAAGGGTCTTATGTTCCAGATCGAGCGCGAAGCTAACCAGCTCGCAAAAGACACCCGTCGTGGTAAGGGTAACATCATCATCTGCTCGTCAGATGTTGCATCTGCTCTTCAAATGGCTGGTATCCTTGACTACACCCCAGCTCTTAACAGCAACGCTCTTAACGTAGACGACACTGGCAACACCTTCGCTGGTGTTCTTAACGGTCGCTTCCGTGTATACATCGACCCATATGCTGGTGCAAACTACATGGTCGTTGGTTACAAAGGTTCTTCACCTTTCGACGCTGGTATGTTCTACTGCCCATATGTTCCACTACAGATGGTACGCGCAGTCGGTGAGAACAGCTTCCAGGCTAAAATCGGCTTCAAAACCCGCTACGGCATGGTTGCTAACCCATTCGCAAAAGGTTCAACCAAGTGGGTTGACGGCGATGGTGACTCCGGTCTCACCGCTAACTCGAACAAGTACTACCGCCGCGTTCGTGTTACCAACATTCTCTAATAAAAAGAGTAGGGATAACCTACCAGAACTGGGAGCCTTCGGGCTCCCATTTTCGTTTGTACTATAAATATAGTAGGCATTAACTGAGGTAATTCATGCAACAGAATTTTCTTTCTCCTACTGGGTTTAGATTCATAGTCAAAAGACTGCCAAACGTTTCGTTCTATGTACAGTCTGCGAGTATTCCAGGTATTAACATGGGATTCACTCCAACTGCAACTCCGTTTAAAACTCTTAAATCAGCTGGTGATAAACTCAATCATGAGTCATTTTCTATTACCATACGTGTAGATGAATATATGGAATCATACAATGAGATATATAACTGGATGGTTGCACTTACAAAGAATGAATCGTATTCGCAGTTCGCAGATCTAAAGGCGAGTGAATATGGTTTGTACTCAGACGCTTCTCTAGTTGTTCTAAATAGTCGTCAGAATCCTGCTTTAGAAGTTACTCTTAAAGATGTGTTTCCAATATCCCTCAGTGAAATTCGATTTGATACAACTCAATCAAGTATCAACTACGTTACCTGTGATATCACATTCGAACACAACGGACATACAGTGAACCGAATCAACAGTTGACATTTTCCATTACCTGTGATATTATTGATGAAAAGCTGTGAAGGAGAAGATGATGGATATCGAAACGTTGTTCAAGGAGTGGGGTAAAGATGGTGAGATCGATCAAGCGAACATCTCAAAGTCGACTACAGACATCCCGAAGCTTCACAATAAATACTTCAGATGGTATGTAGAAGAAGGTCTAAAGCTAAAGAAGCTCAAGGCTGAATACAAAGTTCTCTATAAACGCAAGGGCGAATGGTACCGCGGAGAACTTGACGATGAAGAACTCAAAGAGCACGGTTGGAAGCCACAGCCACTCAAGATTCTTCGCGCGGACGTGCCATCATATCTCGAAGCCGATGTCGACGTTATTAAGTTGTCGCTAAAGATCGGTCTACAAGAAGAGATTGTAGCATATCTCGAATCAATCATTAAACATATTAGTAATAGAAACTTCCTTTTGAAAACTATCGTAGATTGGGAGAAGTTTAGAACAGGCGCATAATGGATTTAGTAACTATTGAGAAGGTGAATGAAGTATTTGTACGCGTACAAGCAGAACCTTCATTAAAAATGGAAATGTCTGAACACTTTACATTTGAAGTGCCAGGCGCTAAGTTTATGCCAGCAGTCAGAAACAAAGTTTGGGATGGAAAAGTCCGACTATTGAATACTATGACCGGTTATATCTACGCAGGTCTAGTTCCATACATTAAGAGATTTTGCGATCAGCGTGGGTATGAATGTTCTATAGCAAAGGAACTTAGTGAGACAGAAGCTGTTCCAGACGATTATGGTTACGACTTAGCTCAGCAAGTAGATGCTGCCTTTGAAGTTCGCGATTACCAAAACGACGCTATTGTACATGCCATTCATCAAAATCGTGCCTTGTTTTTATCGCCAACTGCGTCGGGTAAGTCGTTCATCATCTATCTCATTATGGCCCATCATCTTATGCTTGACCGTAAGATTCTTGTCGTAGTCCCAACTACTTCTCTTGTAGATCAAATGGCTTCAGACTTTGTTGAGTACAATAAAGGGAAGAAGTTAGATATTCATAAGATTCGTGGCGGGATGGAAAAGAATGTTGGTGCAGAGATCACAATCACTACTTGGCAATCAGTCTATAAGATGCCGAAGGCATTCTTTGAGAAGTTTGATGTAGTCTTTGGAGATGAAGCCCATAACTTTAAGGCAAAGTCCTTAACATCTATCCTTGAAAAGATGCCTCATGTAAAGTACCGTTACGGGCTCACGGGCACGCTCGATGGCACGCAGACCCACAAGCTCGTGCTCGAGGGTTTATTTGGAACAGTTTTCACTGTTACTAAGACAAAGAAACTGATTGATGATAATGTTCTTGCTAGTTTCAAAATTAAGGCGTTAGTTCTTAAATATCCAGATGATATCAAGAAAGCAAATAAAGGTAAGTCCTATCAAGAAGAGATTGATTGGATCGTTCGAAATCAATCACGAAACATGTTCATTCGTAATCTAGCTTGGAACCTTCCTGGCAACACACTCATTCTTTTTCAATATGTCGACAAACATGGCCAAGCGTTGTTTGATATGCTGAATAAGTCTGAAGAACATAACGTGTACTTTGTTCATGGTGGTGTAAAAACCGATGAACGGGAAACGATACGCCATGATGTGAGAAAGACAAAGGGCAACATCATCTGTGCTTCTTACGGCACGTTTTCAACAGGTATAAATATTCCAGAGTTGGACAACCTTATCTTTGCTTCTCCTTCTAAAGGCCGTATCCGAAATCTTCAGTCTATCGGACGTGTACTTCGCAAAGGCAAAGACAAATCATCAGCAGTACTATACGATGTGGTTGACGACTTACAGTGGAAGAATACTCAAAACTTTGCAGTCAAACACTTCATGGAAAGAGTTAAGATCTATAGTGAAGAAGGTTTTGAATTTAAGATCTATAACGTAGATGTGAAAGGATGAACATGAAAGATCAAGTTTTACACCACGTCAAGTTAAAGAACGGCGAAGATCTTCTTTCGTTCGTAAATTACAATGGCAACCAAGTAGAGTTGCATGCTCCCATATCAGTACAGATTGATCCATCTCTTGGTTTATTTGCGAAGAGTTGGTTGTTGCTCACTGAAGGCAATAGTATCATGATATCTACAGACTTTGTAATCTTTGCAAGCAAAGCCTCTGGCAAAGCAGTAGACTATTATGAAGAGTTTATGCACCGTATTCATGAGAGATCACAGATCAAACAGATGGAAGAAGACTCAGAGTTTACTTCTGAACTCGAAGAGTTATTTGCAGCCTTAGTAGAATCCAGAACAGCTACTAAGAACTAATATTTCAATACCATAAATTCATTATACTCACTTCTACATAAATGTCAACCAAAAAGTTGAAAGAAAAAGACTTGTTGACATTTTTGTATGTTTGTGGTATACTCAATCAATAACACATGAAAAGGAGGGAGAATGACCCTTACGCCGAGAAAGAAGCGGAACTACGTCAACAACGCCGAGTTCCTTGAAGCCATGATCAAGTACAAAAAGGCTGTACGAGAAGCAGAGGACAGTGGAGAAGAACCTCCACGCATTCCAAACTATATTGGTGAATGCCTCTATCAGATCGCTAACCGATTAGCATACAAACCAAACTTCATTAACTACACCTATCGTGATGACATGATTGCCGACGGCTTAGAAAACGCTATCATGTGTGTGAACAATTTTGATCCAGAGAAGTCGAGCAATCCATTTGCGTACTTTACTCAGGTCATTTGGTTCGCATTCATCCGTCGTATCCATAAGGAAAAGAAGCAAACCTATATCCGCCATAAAGTTATGGAGAATTCACTTATCTCTGATACTGCATTTGAACGTGGTGTCGATAGTGACTTCAACGCGGCTTCTATGCGAGAAATGAGTAACGATCGTATGAATGACTTCGTTGAAAAATATGAAGCAAACATTGAGAGCAAAAAGAAACCAGCCGCTAAGAAAAAAGGGTTGGAGAAGTTCATGGGTGAAGAATGAAGGTAGCAGTTATTACTGATCAACACTTCGGTGTTCGAGGTGATAGCATCTTGTTCCTCGATTATTATGAGAAGTTCTATCGTGAGGTGTTCTTCCCTACACTTGAAGCCCGTGGAATTGATACTGTTCTTGACCTAGGCGATACCTTTGACCGCCGTAAATACGTTAACTTTGTTACTCTTCGTCGTGCTAAACAGATGTATTTTACTCCTCTTAAGGAGCGTGGCATCACAGTTCATTCTGTAGTAGGTAACCATACTACCTATTTTAAGAATACGAACGAAATCAATACAATGGAACTACTACTCAAGGAGTACGACAATTACCATGTTTACACTCATGAGCCGGTTACTGTTACTCTTGGAAGTTGCGATATTCTGCTATCGCCTTGGATCTGCCCAAGCAACGCAGAAGTTTCTTTCAAAACTTTTAAGGAAACCACCGCAAAAGTAGTAATGGGTCACTTCGAGTTTGCTGGATTCGAGATGATGAAAGGTCAAGTATCTGATCATGGTATTGACCGAAGCGAGTTCAAGAAATTCCTTTCTGTTTACTCCGGCCACTACCATCACCCATCGAGTCACGAGAACATCACGTATCTTGGTGCACCATACGAAATGACGTGGACAGACTACGCAGGTAAGCGTGGATTCCATATCTTTGACACTGAGACTCTCGAGATGGAGTTCATTGCTAACCCATTCTCTATCTTCCATAAACTCGACTACGATGACGCAGACCTCACCGTAGAAGATATTGAGTCCCTCGATGTTTCTATGTTGACATCTGCGTACGTTAAGGTTATAGTTAAAAAGAAGAACAATCCATACATCTTCGACTTGTTTATAGACAAGTTGCAGTCTGCCGGTGCTGCTGACATCAAAGTTGTTGAAGACCATTTGAACTTTGACATCATAGACGAAGGTGAACTTGTAGATGAAGCACAAGACACTTTGTCTCTACTTCGTGTGTATGTAGATAGTCTCGAAGTCAAAACAAACAAAGAACGAATCAACACGTTTTTGCGTGATCTTTACCAGGAAGCAGTGAGTCTTTAATGTTAACATTTACCCAAGTAAAATACAAAAACATTCTATCGACAGGTAATGCTTGGACTACTATTGAGCTCAACCGTAACAAAAGTACTTTGATCGTTGGCGAGAATGGTGCAGGAAAGTCAACCATTCTCGATGCAATTTCGTTTGCGTTGTACGGTAAAGCATTCCGTAAGATCAACAAACCTCAGTTGATGAACTCTATCAACCAGAGAGATCTTTCTGTTGAAGTTTACTTTAACTCGAATGGTGCTGAGTTCATTATCAAGCGTGGGATGAAGCCAAATCTCTTTGAGATCTGGAAGAACGGTGAGTTACTCAACCAAGATGCATCTGCTCGTGACTACCAAGCTTATCTTGAAGATAACATTCTCAAGATGAACTACAAGTCATTTGGTCAAGTTGTTGTCCTTGGTAGTTCTACGTTTGTCCCCTTCATGCAACTTCCGGCTCAACACCGTCGTGAGGTGATCGAAGACCTTCTTGATATTCAGATCTTCAGTACAATGAATAACCTTCTCAAAGAAAAGGTGAACACAAACAAAGCTGACCTGATGCAGATCAAATACGATGTTGATCTTGTAAAGACAAAAATCGATTCTGCGAAAGAACATAACGAGTCTATTCGTAAACTCAAGGAAAGTGAAGTAACTCGTATTAAAGATAAGATGCGAGAACGTATCGAGTTTATCGAAGGCGAAGAAAGCAGAGCAGAAGAACTCGAAGAGCAAATAACGTCTCTTATCAGTACAGTTTCTGATAAAGCTGAAGCGTCTAGCAAACTTCAGCAGTTTAAGACTCTCAGAGGCGATCTGAATACGAAGCTTGGTACTCTTCATAAAGATGTCAAGTTTTATCATGCACACGACAATTGTCCTACGTGCCGGCAAGGAATTGAACACGACTTTAAAGCATCGACCATCAACGAAAAGTCTGGAAAAATTTCTGAGATCGAAAACGCGATTCTTGTTCTTGACGAAAAGGCAACGAAAGTTGAAGAACGGCTGTCGAATATTGCCAATACCGAGACTGAAATACATAAACTCAGTCTCGCACGGAATGAGCACGCTGCAAACATACGAATCGCAAAGTCGACGATCGTTGGCCTCAAAAATGAACTTGACGAAGCAGAAAAGAACGTGGCTGAAATCGATACGAGTAAGATAGCTTCGTATAAAGAAGAGCTCCGTATTCTTATGGAAAACGCAAAGATTCTTTCCGAAGACAAAGAGACTCTTGCTGTTGTTGGGTCTATGTTGAAAGATGGTGGTATCAAGACTCGTATCATTAAGCAGTATGTTCCAATCATGAATAAGTTGATCAATAAATATCTCGCTGCAATGGAGTTCTTTGTTGACTTTCAGCTTGATGAAAGCTTTAACGAGAAGATCTTGTCTCGTTTCCGTGATGAGTTCTCTTACGCATCCTTCAGTGAAGGTGAGAAGCTTCGTATTGACTTGGCCCTAATGTTCACCTGGAGAGCGGTGTCTAAACTTCGTAACTCAGTGACTACGAACCTGTTGATTATGGACGAAGTTCTTGATGGTTCTCTTGACCAAGCTGGTACAGATGAGTTCCTGAAGATCGTCAACGAGATCACTGCTGACTCGAACGTCTTTATCATTAGCCACAAAGGTGACTCTCTTCACGATAAGTTTGATCATGTGATTAAGTTTGAAAAGAAAAAGAACTTTAGCCAAATAGCAGCATGAGGGTAGCATGTCGAGGAAACATCTTGAAGAAGAACTCAAAAAAATTGCAGATCGTATTATAGTCCTAGAGTCTGAAAAAGTAGATGAAAAATATATTAAACCGCTTTATACTGAGCGGTCAAAGATGATTCAAAAATGGCGGGAGACTAATGAATAGATTTATTTTTGATGTTGATGGTACCCTTACGCCATCACGTACTGTGATTGATCCTATCTTTAAGACTTGGTTTCTACGGTTTTGTTTAGACAATCCAGTTTACATTGTAACCGGTAGTGACAAAGCAAAGACCATTGAACAACTTGGAGAAGATGTTTGGAACGCTTGTGCTCGAGTCTATCAATGTTCTGGTAACGATGTATGGGAACGAGATCAAAACATTCGGGTTAACGTGTTTGAACCCACTGACGATATGAACAAGTTCTTCTCAATTTGGCTTAACCTAAGTAACTACAAAATAAGAACTGGCCAACATGTCGACGTACGCCCAGGTTTGATCAACTTTAGTATCGTAGGACGCGGAGCTACGAAAGGTGAACGGGCTGATTATGTAAAATACGATGAAGAGAATGGTGATCGCCGTACTATCGCTGAAGCATTCAATAACTACTTTAAACCTGGTTATGTTGCTCAAGTGGCAGGTGAGACTGGTATCGATATCATGAGAGCTGGGGAAGATAAGTCTCAGATCATTCGTGACTTCACTTCAGGTGATAGACTACACTTCTTTGGCGATAAGATTATGCCTAGCGGTAATGATTACACTCTTGCTGCTGAAGTGATCAAAAGAAGTGGAAGTGTTTATAGTGTGAGAGATTGGAGAGAGACATGGCATCATCTGAAAAGATCGTAGGATTTACTGCATCGACCTTTGACCTCCTTCACGCAGGGCATATCTCTATGCTCCGAGAAGCAAAGGAACATTGTACATACCTAATTGCAGCTCTACAGGTAGATCCATCTATCGATCGTATAGAAAAGAACAAACCTGTTCAAACTTTGGTTGAGAGATATGTTCAGTTGTCTGCAGTGAAGTATGTCGATGAGATCGTTTGTTACGTGACAGAGCAAGATTTAGTTGACATTCTTCAAATGTATGATATAAATGTAAGGATACTCGGTGATGAGTACAAAGACAAAGACTTCACCGGTAAAGACGTGTGCCAAGCTCGTGGAATCGAGCTATATTTCAACAAACGGGACCATCGCTTCAGTAGCTCTGGTCTACGTAAACGAATTTATGATATGGAGAAACTAAAGAATGTCGACTAACTGGGTACAGGACATTAATGATATGCATGCTAAGTTTGGTGTGCATAAGTGGGTTGGTCAAAAGGTTGCTGCAGGTGACGTCGAGTCTCTTCGCACATTCCTTAAGTTTCGTATCGACTTTTTGAAAGAAGAACTCACTGAGACCGAGAAAGCATTCGAGACGAATGACGCAGAAGAGATCGTCGATGGTTTGATCGACCTATGTGTGGTTGCCATTGGTACACTCGATGCGTTTGGTATCGATGCCCATAAAGCTTGGGATGCTGTTCATGCTGCGAACATGTCGAAAGAACCTGGCGTGAAGCCCTCTCGCCCGAACCCTCTTGGTCTTCCAGACTTGATCAAACCAGAAGGATGGACTGCACCTTCTCATGAAGGTAACCATTCTATTCTCGGCACGCTCTAAAAAAGTGTAGAAAAAGTGAAAAAAGTGCACTCAGCCAGTTGACATTGGCTGAGTGTTTTATTATATCTAACTAGTAAGGCAAAACAAAGCAAGGTAGAGAAAATGACCAAGTTTGCAAAATTCGATCGTAAGAACCTCACTGCCCTCCGCGCTGAAATGAGCGCCCTCTTGAGCAAGTACGGTGTTGATTCGAATATCGATTTTGAAGTCGGCAATATGAAGTTCAGCGAAAACGAAGTTGAGATCAAAGTCAAAGCAAAAGTTGTCGGTGCAAAGACTCTCACGAATGTGATCCTTGAGTCTCGTGCTGCTGCTCTCGGGTTGAAGATCAAAAACAAATTTGGTGATGAGCTTGTAGACTACAACACTCGTGCCCATAAGATGCCCTTCGTGTATATCAATGCTGCTGACGGTAAGCGTTACAAGTGCGACGAGCGTGTGGCAAAAATGCGCTTCGCAGCTTAATTTGTGAAAAGAGGGGTTGACATTCTTCCCCTCTTTGTTTATACCTATCTGGTAACCAACAGAAAGAGAACACTATGTCTACGTTTGACCTCGATATCCTTCGTAACCTCGAAAAGCTTTCGCTTAATGAGGCTAAAACAATTTCACTCGATATCATCAAAACCAGTAAGACAAAGTTAGTAGTCATGAATAGGTTGATTCGAGATCTTACCGCAGCTCCTACTGCTAAGGAAGTTTCTCGCATCATGTGGCAGACTTATATGTCTGGGACTGGCTTTGGCACACTTAACTCTTCTTGGAAGAAGCATTATAACGGAATTTAATAACAGGACTTCGTAATGAAAGATGTAAAGCGATCAGCAGGTGAAATCGGAGAAGGTATCGTTTTTGAGTTCTTCAAAGACGCTAAGCGTACACATAATTGGTACGATGATAAGAAAGATGGCACTATCAATGGGATGACGTATGAAGTTAAGACTATGCGTCTTAACCATGTGTCTCAGTCATTTTGGATTGATACTAAGCAATGGCCAAAGTGTGATGGCGTTGATCTACTCTTCTTTGTTAGAGTTCCTGAGAAGGAAGAAGATGGTATCACGTTGTACCTTAGCATCAATCATAAGAACAAGAAGTCTATGGCTTATCCGAGCGATGGGCGTGTTTGTCGCAAGTATCCATTGACAGAATGCATTCCATTGTGTATAATTAAAGATAACCGTGTTCAAGAATTACTTGAGCATTCGAAAGCACTTTCCAAACATAAGAGGTTTGTATGATTCTTATCATCGAAGGCATGGATCGTTGTGGTAAATCGACACTCGTCGAACAGCTGCGTAAACGGTATTTTCTCAATAACACTCGAGTTCTCGTCCATCACTCGTCGTCTCCGCCAAAGGTGGTTAATCCAAATGAGTGGGAAGTGCATCACTACAAGTCACTACTTGATGCGAGCTACATGCTGAACTATGCTCATGATTTTGACGTAATCTATGATCGCTTCCACCTCGGTGCTATTGTCTATGGCAAGAAGTATCGCAACGCAGATCCAGAAGACATCTATGCAATCGAAAACATGTACATCCATCCTAATGATGAGATTGCTCTCGTTCTTCTGACTGATCATACCTCTGCGATCCTTGAACGTGACGACGATGACTCACTCGAATCGTCTGCTGAAGAGTTTGATGAAACCCGCGTAGCCTTTGAGCAAGCGTTTGCTAGGTCGATTATTCCAAACAAACTTCACATCAATATTAGTGAGAATGGTGGCTTCATCAATACATATGATGCTGTTACTCAATTTCTTAACGGAGTCCGCAATGCAGAGAGTCAGTGATATCAGAGCTAAGCTCATTCAAAAATACAAAGACCAAGACTTTGTTGTTGATAAAACTGGTGTGAAGACGATCGAGGTGATCGGTGAGTCCTTCATTGCCGATGAAGACTGGATCATTCGTAAACCGAATTACGAGTACATCGAGCGTGAGCTCGAGTGGTATAAGTCTCAGTCACTCTATGTTAAAGATATCCCAGGCGAGACTCCTGCTATCTGGAATCAAGTTGCTTCCAAAGGTGGCCGCATCAACTCAAACTACGGATACCTCATTTGGTCGAATGAAAACTTCACCCAATACGAAAATGTTCGTATTGAACTGATGAAGAACCCGAATAGTCGTCGTGCGGTTATGATCTATAATCGTCCTTCTATGCATCGTGATTATTGTGATGATGGTATGTCAGACTTCGTCTGCACATATGCAAACACTTTCATGATTCGTGATGGTAAACTCATCAGTCACTATCTAATGCGCTCGAATGACGCAGTGTTTGGTTATGACAACGACATTCATTGGGCTATGCATGTTCAAGATATGCTTGCTCGTGATCTTGGTGTTGAATGTGGTGATATCATTTGGACTGCTACTAACCTTCATGTGTATGAACGTCACTTTAAGTTTATCGAGGAGTTGATGAATGAACAGCCCTAAATGGGATCACCGTTATCTTAAACTCGCTTATCAGATTGCTCAGTGGTCGAAAGATCCATCGAGTAAGATTGGCGCAGTCGCGGTTGGATCTAAAGGGCAAGTTTTGTCCCAAGGCTTCAATGGCTTTCCTCGCGGCTTGAAAGATGACTTCACTCGTTTGAACGATCGTGAACTGAAGTACAAATATGTTGTTCATGCTGAGATGAATACTATTTACAACGCCACGTATAATGGTGTATCATTAGATGGAGCAACTCTGTATGTCTATGGCCTTCCGATCTGCTCTGAATGTGCTAAAGGTGTTATCCAAGTTGGAATCAAACGCGTTGTAATGCCAAAGCAGGAAATGCCAGAAAAGTGGCGTGATTCTTGGCTGACGAGCATGAACTTCTTTGATGAAGCTGGAGTTGACTTTGACTTCATTGAGTTTGCATAAATATAGCACGCATTGAGTTTGCATTATATTATGAAAGGTATATCCATGAATAAAGTAGCCATCATCATGGCACGTGGTATCGAAGGTTGTGGTGTCACGAAGTATACTGTAGAACAGGTCAAGTGGCTTAAAGCTAATGGCTATCAGACTAAAGTGTATGCAGCAAAAGATAAGACGTTTTCCCGTAAGAACGCTCACGACCTAGGCGAAGTAGATCTATTCAAGTTTGCTGACAACGAACACATCAACCGCTTCATCGATGAGTGCAATCAGTCCGACTATATCTTTATTAACTCACTTCCAGCTCTTGGAAATCTTCGTGGTAAAGGTGCTGGCGACGAAGCAATCGACAACTGGATTAAAGCTCTTAAATCGTTTAAGAAGCCAGTGATTCTGATTCAGCACGATCATACCATCTATTCTATCAAGCGTAACGCAGCACTTGACGAGGCGATTGATGCGGCCACATTGATCTTCGCCCACGCCCGCACGAATGACTTCTCCGACTACGTTAAGGAGAGAAATGCTGGTGCATCGCTGATGTCTTTCTTTGGTGATGAAGAAGAGTCATCGAAAAAGATCTTGAACTTCCAGCCAGGACTTGACTTTGAGTTAAACCGTAAACTGTACTGGAAAGATATTGCAGAGCAAGACGAGAAGCATCACAAGTGGATAGGTCGTTGTACCTCTTGGAAAGGTTTCGACCTCATGTTCCAGTGGCACAATGGTTACCTTATGCCAAACGGACATCTTACTACATTCGAAGGTATCGAGAAATCGCCCGCGTTCATAGCCTTTAAAGAGTTGAGTGACTTCCATAATGAGATTAAATCTGACGCGGAAGGATTCAACCTAAGCAATCGCTATGGTGATAAGGCTTCTGTCTTTGGTCCATATGTTAACAACAAGTTACTTCACCGCATGTCACGCTCTGGTTTTGGTTATCAACTGTCTATTCTGAAACCAAAGTTCATTGAGAAGTCGATTGAGTATACTCATTGTGAAGTCGCTTCTGTTGGTACAGTCCCTGTGTTCCGTAAAGAGTATGGTGACGTCTGTGTTCATAGAGTCACAGGTGATCCTCTATCTAAATCAAAAGATAATTTTACTATTTGGCTTTCAAAAGAGAAGTCAGACATGGAAAATGCAATAAATACAGTCAAGAGACTCGCTACCGATCCAGTCCTACGTGATGAGTGGCGCGAAGGTGCATATGCTTTCTACAAAGCTCACCAAAACTCTGAGCATGTATTTGAAGATCTTATGGAAAAAGTGAAGGATAACCTATGACATTTACGCATGCATCAATCGTTCCTCTCATCGGTGGTGAAACTATAGGTGCTGAGCGGGCATTTGGTCGCCGCCCAGAGTACATGATGTCGTATAAAGCTTTCGCTGCAAACGACGCTCACATCGTCAACCATTATGGAAAAGACGTTCCTTACTACGTACTCGATGATGGTGGTAAACCTCATATGAACGTAGATGTAGTATCGTCTGTGTGCCCCTGCGCGGGCTTGAGTCAATTGTCCCATGGCTTTGGCGATCACAATGAGAACAACAAGTGGATGCGTATCACTACTGAGTATGTCCTTGGTGATCTGAAACCTCAAGTCTTGTGGGGTGAAAACGCTCCGGGCTTTGCTGGTAAGATTGGCGAGAATGTTCGTAATGAGTTGAAGGCAATTGGTAAGAAGAACGGCTACACCATGTCGGTCTATCGCACTAAGACCCTTCTACATGGTGGTCCTCAGATTCGTGAACGTTCTTTCTACTTCTTCTGGAAAGGCGATAAGACCCCGCTTCTTCATTACTATAAACGGCCATACACCAAGATTGACGACGTTCTGCTTGGTATTAAATCAAACTATCAGATGGATGTGATCAACAAGAAGACTCCGTCGAAGGACGACCTCTATTACAAGTTCATCCTTGAAGAGATTCATGGTGGTATCACGCACCGTCAGTTCTCTGATATCGTTGAGCCGCAAAAGGTTCGCAATAGTGATGTCTTCTCGTATATCGAACGTATGGGCTACAACTATATGCAAGTCGCCGAGTGGATGGCTAAGAATGGTTATGAAAAAGAAGTTGAGAAGTGTAAGTATCGTCATGAGAAGCTTGGCCGCGGCGAAAATATCATGCGGCGGGGCACGATTATTCCAAAGGACTACATCGGCGCGTTTGTCGGTCACTATCCTACGATGTTGACTCATCCTCACGAAGATCGTTATATCACTTATCGTGAAGCTATGACAATCATGGGCTTACCTGAGAACTTTGAATTAGTCAATGCTTCTTCTAAAAATGCAAATCACATTTGTCAGAACGTTCCAGTACAAACCGCGACTGATATGGCAACTGAAGTTGTAGAATACCTTAAGGGTAATCGTTCTTTGGTTGACACAGATTACATTTTGCAGTATAATCATACTCAGAAAGCAGAGTACTCTGCTAAAGAACAAACCTTGGAGAACTTCTTTTGAACCAACACTTTATTATGGACTTTGAGACTCTTGGTCAAGATGTATTTGAAATCCCTATGCTTGATTGCGCTTATGTAGCATTTGACTGGGATCGTTTTACATCTGATAACCCCTACAGTCTTGAAGAAATCGTGGGTCTTGCTCGTAAAGACAAACTCGAGATGACGCATCAAGTTCGCGAACATGGTGCTAAATATGTTCAACGTGATCTTGATTGGTGGTTATCACAATCCGAAGAAGCAAAAAAGACTCTTAAGCCAAGTAAGTCTGACGTTCGTGTTGAAGTCTTTATCGATAATATCATTAATTACATGAGTGGTGTCGGTAAGATCAACTATTGGTGGTCTCGTGCAAACACCTTCGATCCTATCATTCTTCAGCGTTGGGCTAAAATCGTCGGACGAAAAGATGAGATCGAAGAACTCTTGAAGTTCTGGACAGTACGTGACACCCGTACATGGATCGACGCCAAGCTTAATTTCCCTAAGAAGAATGGTTTTATTCCTCTCGCCGATGAAGAGTATTGGAACAAAACCTTTGTACACCATGATAGCCGATTCGATATCGCTGCAGACATCCTTCGTTTACAGACCATCGCTCGGCTCGAAAACGATATGGAGCAACCTGCACGATGAGTACGAACGATCCAAAGGTTGGAGGAATGCGAGAAGCACTTGGTATGCCATACGCCCGCCATATTCCGCTTGAAGCAATTGCTGCAGCTGCTGCTTCTCTTGAGTATGGCGCTAAGAAGTATGCTGACCGCAATTGGGAAAAGGGTCTTCCGTGGCAGCAGATGATCGATAGCCTGAAACGTCATGTTGAAGACTTTGAACGTGGTCGTGATTATGATGATGGCCCAGATGGATCTGACCTTCATCAAGTCTGCATGATCATGGCTTCCGCTATGATGTTGTCTGCTTCAGTTATTCGTGAAATCGGTGTAGATGATAGACTTCCTCCTGTAGATGAAAAAGCTTTATCTGCTAAAGAATGCGCAAAGTTTATCAAAGGCCAACTTGAAAATTCTAGACCAGTGAAAGGTAAATAATGGAAATCAAAATAGAAATCGAAAAGCTGAGAAAGAAAAAGCTCTTTATTGCCACGCCTATGTATGGTGGACAATGCGCTGGATTGTATACTAAATCGACCAATGACCTAGCTATGAGCTGTGCTAAGTACGACATCGATGTAAAATTCTACTACTTGTTCAACGAGTCGCTTATCACTCGTGCCCGTAATTATTGTGTAGATGAGTTTCTTCGTTCCGACTATACTCATCTTATGTTTATTGACTCCGATATTGGATTCCATTATAAGGATGTATATACTCTTATGCATCTTTGTGAGTCTACCGATGAATACGGCGTGATCACTGGTGCTTACCCAAAGAAGACTATTGCTTGGGAAAAGATTCGTACTGCGGTTGAAATGGGATTTGCCGATCCAAATCCATTCCAACTGGAAAACTTTGTAGGCGATTACGTCTTTAATCCAGATGAAAACACTACGTCTTTTAGAATTGATGAACCAGTGAAGATCCGTGAAGGCGGTACTGGTTTTATGATGATTCATCGCAGTGTGTTTGAGAAATACAGTAAAGCTTATCCTGAGCTAAGCTATATTCCTGATCATGTTCGCACTGAGCATTTTGATGGTAGCCGCGAAATCACTGCTTTCTTTGACTGTGTTATTGATCCTAAGAGTAAACGGTATCTTTCTGAAGACTACATGTTTAGCCAATACGCTCGAGCAATTGGTATTAACGTATGGCTCTGCCCATGGATCCAGTTGAAGCATGTTGGATCTTATACGTTTGGTGGTTCACTCTCTGCAATGGCTGCGATTCAATCGTCTCCTACTGCTAGTGCAGCATCAAATCAGAAAAATTATTTGACAGATTCACCAAAAGGTGATATACTGGACTCCGTACAACAACCAAACCGCCAACAGCGGCGTGCTGCAATGAAAAAAGGTAAATGATTATGAAATTTAGTAATGAAACTATTAGTGTTTTGAAGAACTTCTCAATGATTAATCCTGGCTTGGTGTTTAAGCCAGGATCGGTTATTCGAACAATGCATCCGCAAAAAACCGTTATGGCTTCGGCTACGGTCTCTGAGAACATCGAAAAATCAGCCCGTGTGTATGATCTTTCGCGATTCCTTGCAACTCTTTCGTTGTTTGATGATCCTGATGTAGAGTTTACTGAAGATAAATTCATCATTTCTTCGGGTAAAAGCAAAGTATCTTATACGTACGCAGCAGAAGCAATGGTAGTTGCTCCGCCTGAAAAAGAAATCAACTTCCCTACGCCAGAAGCAGTTGTCACTGTTAAGTGGAAAGATCTTGATTCCGTGATTAAAGCTTCGGGGGTCTTGAAGCTCTCTGAAGTCGCCTTCACCAGTGATGGTTCAAACGTGTCACTTTCGGCAGTTGACTCGAAGAACCCTACAGCAGATTCTTATAGTGTTATCATCGCAGAAAACACTGGTGCATCGCCGTTCAGAATGATCGTAAAAGTAGAAAATTTGAAACTCATGCCTCATGACTATGAAGTTTCTCTCTCAGCAAAAGGTCTTGCCCATTTTAAGTCGAGCAAGGCTGAATATTATATCGCACTTGAAGCAAAATAAGGAGTTAATATGCAACTTACAGTAAACGACATCGCAGCAGCCCTACAGGTTATTGATATTGTATCGGCACGTGGTGCTTTTCGTGGAGACGAACTTTCTCAAGTTGGAGCTCTTCGTGACAAGCTTGCAGCCTTCGTGAAGGCCAGCCAAGAAGCTCAGGCTGCAGAAGAAGCGGTTGACACCCCTGCAGAAGCAGAGTAATATAGACTATACTACTATAGCGATTACGTTTCGGCGTAATCGCTTTATCTTTTTATTATGATTGGAGTGAACATGGAAGAATTCTTGTGGGTGCAAAAGTACCGTCCGCGCACTGTTGATGAAGCTATTCTACCGAAAGAACTAAAGGACACGTTCCAGAAATTCGTTGATGATAGAAACGTACCGAACCTTCTCTTGTCTGGTCGGGCAGGTGTAGGTAAGACTACTGTTGCTCGAGCAATGCTTGACGAACTCGGCGCAGACTACATTGTTATCAACGGGTCGATGAATGGTAATATCGATACACTTCGGGTTGATATTCAGAACTTCGCATCGACTGTTTCATTCTCTGGTGGTCGTAAGTACGTTATCCTTGACGAAGCAGACTATCTCAACGCAAACTCAACTCAGCCAGCACTTCGTAACTTTATGGAAGAGTTCTCGAAGAACTGTGGCTTTATCCTGACTTGTAACTTTGCTAATCGTATCATTGAACCTTTGCAGTCTCGGTGCTCTGTGATTAACTTCAACATCAACGCAAATGATCGACCTAAACTTGCTGCACAGTTCTTTAAGCGAGTGTTGACTATTCTCGATGCTGAACGCGTTGAGTACGAACAAAAGGCTGTCGCCGAACTCATTAACACATACTTCCCAGACTGGCGTCGAGTTCTAAATGAACTCCAGCGTTATGCAGCAACCGGTCGTATTGATACAGGTATCCTTCGTAACAAAGGTTCTGAGTCTATTGAGTCTCTTATTGGTCTTCTGAAAGAGAAACGCTTTAATGACGTTCGCAAGTGGGTTGGTGAAAACTCAGACGTAGACTCGTCAACTCTCTATAGGGCGTTGTACGACATCCTTCCAACTAAGATCGCAAGTACTTCTTCTATTGCAAATGCTGTTATCATCTTGGCAGAGTATGAATATAAAGAAGCGTTTGTAGCTAACCCAGAGATCAACCGTGCTGCGGCTATGGCTACTCTCATGGCTGAGTTGTCGGATTGGAAGTAATATGTCTTGGTTTAGTAACTTTAAGAACAAGAAAACACCGTGCTTAATCTGTGAGAAAAAGTATCAAAAGAAGGATATGATTGAGATCAAGTATCGGTATGGAAGTGGCGAGGGAACTATCGGCACCTCACACATGTGCAATGCTTGCAACGATAAGTACAGTAATCAAGAGGAAGAAGAGTATGGCGAATCCGTTTGATTATGTGACGAGTATCCTTCAGACGAAGACTCATATGATGCGAGGTACTGAGAACGATAAGCTAGCAGAGAGTGGATACAATCCATGGCTGACGAATGCTTCTCTGTCGTACCACGAAGATACTATCTTGATGGCAAACCTTGTGAATGGTCTGCATCATTTGCCAAAGCTTGCTCAATACGACATCCTTATAAATATGGTTAGACCCAAGAAACGACAGTTTCATAAGTGGGCTAAAACAACGGTCAGTGAAGACTTAGATCTCGTATGTGAAGTTTATAAATGTAACCGAACAGTAGGAAACGAGTATCTATCTTTATTGAGCGCCGAACAATTAGAATCGCTGAAAAAACAGCGACACAAAGGTGGAACATAAGGATGAATATCGTTGATGATCTTGTAGAGGTTACTCTGCCATCTCAAGATTCTTTCTTGAAAGTGAAGGAAACACTCACACGCATTGGTGTTGCTTCGAAGAAAGATAAAATCTTGTATCAGTCTTGCCATATACTTCATAAGCAGGGCAAGTATTATATCGTACATTTTAAAGAACTCTTTATACTTGACGGTAAAGCTAACACTTTATCTGAAGAAGACGCTGGACGCAGGAACACTATCGTAAATCTTCTTGAAGAATGGGGATTGGTGAAGGCAGTAAGTCCGGAAAAAGTCCAAGATCCTGTAGCTGCCTTATCACAGATCAAAGTACTTCCTCATAAAGAAAAAGATGAGTGGTCACTTGTAGCAAAATACAGTATTGGTAAAAGAAAATAATTGACATTTTGAGTCAGTTGGTATATAAATAAGGGTGGGATGCCGCTATGGGTCCCACCCTTATCCTTGCTAATTGGAGGCATTAATGACTAATCAATACGACCCATTTTCTATTGGCTTTGACAAGTTTTTCGATAGATTCAAAGAACTTCAGACTCAAACAGCTAAAGCAATTACTTACCCACCATACAACATCAAGAAAAAAGGCGATAACACTTATGTTATCGAAATGGCAGTTGCTGGTTTTGGTAAGCACGATATTGAGATTACACTCGATAAAAACACTTTGAAGATTGATGGTCACGTTAAGCGTGATGCTGATGACGAAAAGAACTATCTCTTCAAAGGAATCGCCGAGCGCCCATTTAGTCGCGCTTTCACTCTTGCAGACACGGTTGAAATCAAAAACGCTGAGCTTATCAATGGTATGCTTCGTGTCTGGCTTGACAACATTCTTCCAGAAAAGAAACCACGCAAGGTAAATATCACTGAGCCGAGCGAACCAAGCCAAGGTTCTTACGGCTACCTTAGCGAATAATACAAAATAAAAGACTAAATCTTAGGGGACTTCGGTCCCCTAAGTAGTTGACACCTCGTGTACGATGGTGTATAGTGGTACTAATTACATCATAGGAGTTTGAATGTCTTCTTTCTACACCTCGGTCCATCGTATGGGTGGCAGTATTCTATATCGTGGTTATACTGACAACGGCACACGAATTCACGAGAAAGTAAAGTTTTCGCCTACGTTCTTCGTTAACACCACTGCTGATCGCTGGAAGAGTGGCTGGACTGCGCTCGATGGCACTCGAGTTGAACCGATTAAATTCGGGTCGATCAACGACGCAAAAGAGTTTATCGACACAAATGGCGATGTCGATAACTTTAAGGTCTATGGCAACAATAACTACGTTGCACAGTTCATTAATGAAAAATTTCCAGGAGACATTAAGGCAGACCTTCGTCATATCGCTATTGGTAACATCGATATTGAAGTCAAGTCTGATGATGGTTTCCCTTATCCAGAACAAGCAGCGTATCCTGTTACTTCTATCGCCATGAAGAACAGCAAGAGCTCAATCTACCATGTATGGGGATTGAAGCACTATGACGCAGATAAGTGTAAGACTGTGCCAGAAGGTTGCATGGTTCGATACGTTAAGTGTGATAACGAAGGTGAGCTTCTCATGAAGTTCCTGACGTATTGGGAAGAACATTATCCAGACGTTATCACTGGTTGGAACGTACGGCTATTCGACATTCCGTATCTCATCAATCGCATCAAGCGTATTCTCAACGAGGACTGGGCAAAGAAGCTCTCGCCTTGGGGTATCGTGAACTATCGCCAGATTGGTGTGAAGGGTAAGTCTCTTGACGCTTACGAGATCTACGGTGTTCAACAACTCGACTATATGGATTTGTTCCAAAAGTTTGGCTATGTTTATGGTCCTCAAGAATCATATTCGCTTAATCATATCTGTCACGTGATTCTTGGTGAACGCAAGCTATCTTATGAAGAGTATGGTTCTCTGCATAACCTGTATGAACAAGACCATCAGATGTTTATTGACTATAACATTCGAGACGTCGTCCTTGTCGATAAACTCGAAGAACAAACCGGTCTTCTTGCTCTTGCCTTGATTATCGCGTACAAAGGTGGGGTGAACTATCCTGATACGCTTGGAACCACCGCAATCTGGGACTCGATCATTTATCGCTACCTCAGCGAAAAGAAGATTGCTATTCCACCATCGACAGAAAAGCATCGCCCAGAGTATCCCGGCGGTTATGTGAAAGATCCTCAGGTTGGTCGTCACGAGTGGGTAGTATCATTTGACTTGAACTCTCTATATCCGATGACGATTGTTCAATACAACATGTCGCCTGAGACTATCGTTGAGAACGCTTCATATGGTATGCCATGTGATGTAGACTTCTACCTGAAAGGTGTTGAGCTACCACAAGAGATCCGAGACATGAACGTAGCGGTTGCTGCAAACGGTGCGATGTTCAGAAAGGATAAGCAAGGATTCCTTCCGGAGATCATTGAGAGCTATTACGCTGAACGTAAAGCAACAAAGAAGAAAATGCTTGGTGTAAAGCAGAAGTATGAAGAGACTCATGCCGATGATCTTAAGCGTGAGATGAACCAGCTTGACAATACACAACAAGCAATTAAAATTCTTATGAACTCACTTTATGGTGCTCTCGGGAATAAATACTTCAGGTACTTTGATATTCGTATTGCAGAAGGTATCACTCTCTCTGGCCAGTTGTCCATTCGCTGGGCTGAAAAGCATATGAACTTTGCGATGAACAAGATCATGAACACCACTGCGATTGATTATGTTCTCTATATGGACACCGACTCTCTGTATCTCAACATGGCTCCTCTTGTTAAACAAGTAAAACCTGCAGATCCAGTAGCATTCCTCGATAAAGCATGTGACCAAAGGTTCGAAAAGGTTCTCGAGAATGCTTATGGTATTCTCTTTGAACAGCAGAACGCCTTTAAGAACACCATGGTGATGAAGCGAGAAGCTATCGCTGATGCCGGCATCTGGACTGCAAAGAAGCGGTATATCCTTAACGTTCATAACTCAGAAGGTGTGCAATACGCAGAGCCTAAACTCAAGATCATGGGCATCGAAGCTGTGAAGTCTTCAACTCCTGCGATTGTTCGTGGTAAGTTCAAAGAAGCCTATCAGATCATGTTGAGTGGAACTGAAGGCGATCTTCAAAAGTTTGTGTCTGACTTCTACGAGGTGTTCAAAGGTCTTGCTCCGGAAGACGTTAGCTTCCCTCGTGGTGTGAGTGAGATCGGCAAGTGGCGAGATGGAGGTGCGCTCGTCAAGAGTGGTTGCCCTATTCATGTTCGCGGTGCTATCGTTTACAATCATCATGTGCAATCGTTGAAACTTCGCGACGATGAGATCAAAGATGGTAACAAAGTAAAGTTCTGTTATCTGAAGACACCTAATCCTATCGGGTCTAACGTAATCGCGTTTCCGCAGTTCTTGCCAAAAGAACTTGAAGCTCATCGTTACATTGACTACGATACACAATTTAACAAAACATTCAAGGAACCTTTGAAGCTCGTATCTGACGCTATCAAATGGGAACTTGAGTATCGCAACACATTGGAGAGTTTCTTTGCCTAAAACAATCAAAGACTTTGACGATGACTTTGGTTTCTCTATGGTTGACACCGAAGAGATCTTGAGTTATAATCAACCTGAGATTAACACTCTTTCGACTGAGAACGAAGACCTTCGTCTCAGACTCGAGAAGATGTACAAAGCTATTGATAAACTGCTTACAAATCTATCAAAAAATCCAGACCAAGAATTAATTAAATGGCCGAACAGACTTGAGCGAATCACAGAGTTTCGTCTCAAGCTGGAACGCATTCGTAAAGGAGAAGAATAATGTCGTTAATGGATAAATTGCTAAAGGCGTCTACGGTCAAAATGACCGCGCCTTTGCTCGACTCAAAGGTATTTGGTAAGAAGGAAATGATTCCAACGCAAGTTCCTATGGTGAACGTGGCGTTGTCTGGTAGTGTTGATGGTGGTCTTTTGCCGGGTCTCACGATGCTTGCTGGACCTTCGAAACACTTTAAGTCAGCTTTCGCTTTGCTTATGGCTGCAGCATATCAAAAGAAGTATAGCGATGCTATCATTCTCTTCTATGACTCGGAGTTTGGTACGCCTCAGGCATACTTCGAAGCGTTTGACATCGATATGACTCGAGTCATTCACACACCTATCACGAACGTTGAAGAACTGAAGTTTGATATTGTTCAGCAACTTGAAGCGATCGAGAAGAAAGATCACGTCATTATCGTTGTTGACTCGATCGGTAACCTTGCTTCGAAGAAAGAAGTCGATGATGCTGCTGATGGTAAGTCTGTTGCAGACATGTCTCGTGCAAAGCAACTGAAGTCAGTATTCCGTATCGTCACTCCGCACCTAAACCTGAAAGACATTCCAATGATTGTGGTTAACCACATCTACATGGAACAGGGTCTGTATCCTAAGGCAATCGTCTCGGGTGGTACGGGTATCTACCTTTCGGCTGACAATATCTGGATTCTTGGTCGCCAGCAAGAAAAAGAAGGCACCGAGATCAAGGGCTATCACTTTGTGATTAACATCGAGAAATCTCGTCATGTTCGTGAGAAGTCAAAGATTCCGATCACTGTTACCTTTGATGGTGGTATCTCTAAGTGGTCCGGACTCATGGACGTTGCTGAAGAAGGTGGATACCTTCGGAAGCCAAAGGTCGGTTGGTATGAAGCGGTTGATCCTGAAACGGGTGAAGTGCTGTCGGATAAGCTTCTTCGTGCAAAAGAAATCGCTGACAACGGCGTATTCTGGAAGATGATGTTTGACAAAACCGGGTTCGCGGATTATATTAAGAACAGATATACCGTAGCGACTCGTACTCTCATCAATGACGATGAAGTGCCGGTTGATATTGACGACGAAGATCTTGAAGACTAATAGAACTATAACTGGTGGCAGATTCGCTGCCACCAGTCCAATTGATATGAGGTATGTATGATCGAACAAACAATCTTAGCAGGTATGATTCATAATGAAGGTTATGTAAGAACGGTCTTGCCTTTTCTTAAAGATGAGTATTTTGAAGATCAAAACGAAAAGTTCATCTATACTACGATCAAGTCTTACATCGATGAATATAATGGATTGCCTACTCTCGCAGCTTTAAAGATTGCGATTGATGCATCAAATTCATTGAACGAAGAACGGTACAAACAAGTCAATACAACTCTTGATTCGTTGACTTACGATGAAAAGACTGACATGACTTGGTTGGTCAATACTACTGAAAAGTTCTGCCAAGACAAAGCAATCTATAATGCAGTTCGACAATCAATCCTTGTTCTCGATGGTAAGATTAAAGATCTTGATAAAGGTGCAATCCCAGAACTATTGAGTGATGCCCTTGGTGTAAGTTTTGACACGAACGTTGGTCACGACTTTCTTGAGAACGCAGATGATCGTTTCGACTTTTACCACCGAGTAGAAGAGAAGCTTGAGTTTGATCTTGAGTACTTCAATAAGATCACAAAAGGCGGTCTAAGCAAGAAGTCTCTGTCTGTCGCGCTTGCAGGCACAGGCGTGGGTAAGACCCTATTCATGACACATTGTGCGGCTGCATCGTTGTCTGCAGGTAAAAATGTTCTTTACATCACCATGGAAATGGCTGAAGAACGAATCGCTGAACGTATTGACGCTAATCTTCTTGATGTAACTCTTGATGATCTTCGTCTACTTCCAAAGCCTATCTACAACTCGAAGATCGCAAAGGTAAAGGCAAGAACCGTAGGTAAACTTATCGTTAAAGAATATCCCACGAGTTCTGCAGGCGCGAACCACTTCCGCCATCTATTGAATGAGTTGAAGCTAAAGAAGAACTTTGTGCCTGACGTAATCTTTATCGATTACTTAAACATCTGTATGAGTGCTCGGTTGAAGCATGGTGCTAACATGAACTCATACATGATGATTAAGGCTATCGCAGAAGAACTTCGTGGTCTTGCGATGGAGTTCAACGTTCCAGTCATGACTGCGACTCAAACTACACGTTCTGGTTATGGTAACTCAGATGTTGAGTTGACTGATACATCGGAATCGTTTGGTCTACCGGCAACAGCCGACTTCATGTTTGCTCTCATTTCAACTGAAGAACATGAGAAGCGCGGTCAACTTCTCGTCAAGCAACTTAAGAACCGTTGGGGTAGTGTTGATAGCCCGAAGCGATTTGTAGTTGGCATCGATCGCTCAAAGATGCGTTTGTTTGATGCTGAAGAGTCTGCTCAAGAAGGTATCACTGGTGGGCCAAAGCAGCTTGAGCAACAAGATAGACCTATATTTGATGGTTCTTCTATGGTGCAAGACTCAGACTTTCAACCAGATCATGACTTTGAACCACAGCGACTAAGCAGCTTTAAGAAAAAGAAACCAAATTTTGGAGGGTTTAACTGAGATGGGTTACCGCGTAAATGAAAACAACAACTCGTTCGAGATCGTTGAAAAAGGATCCGAATTGGTTGTAGCTCGCAGAAATGATAAGGATGCAGCAACGAAACTTTGCCGTTCGTTGAACTTAGGGTCTGGGTTTGATGGATTCACTCCACCGTTCTTTACCTTGAAGTATCCAGATGATCATGCAAAAGGAAATACCGCTCAAACTTAATTGAGCGGTATTTCACCGTGCACGATACGTGAATGTTGGGCGGAACCCCACCGGCATTCTTGATGCGACCCCAACTGTTCCATCTGTGATTTTGTATGCTATCACACTTGCCTCTACGTTAATTAACGTGATTACACGCACCCATACGATTATTTATACAAAAAGTGTGCTCGGGCTATTGACATTACTAAAAAAATGTTTATATTACTACTATAAGCAGAGCAAAGGTAGAACAACCATGATGACCTTCGAACAGACCGGAACCGTCTTCACCGCCACCAACTCGATCAAACCGGTGATTATCAACAAAAACCATGCCAACCAATACATGCTCTTCACCCCCGAAGGTCGTCTACTCGACAACTTCACCTCCGCTGGTCCTTTCGTAGACTTCGAATCGGCTAAGCGTAACGCAGAATGCAACGTCGGTATGGCAATGAACTGGAGTGACTTCTAATGACTGCTTTAATCATCCCCGTTATCTTTTTAATTGTAATCGTGTTTGGCCTTCTTTGAGGAAACGAACTAATGGTCAATGTCTATCCAATCACTGGCAAAGTATGGTATCGCGAAAGCACAGATGAGTGGGTGCTAGAGCTGGAAGGCTCTATCAATGATACCCACTTCATTAGTCGCCACACCGAACCTGGTAACATTGCTCCAGAAGATGTTGCAGGACTACCTTCGCTGTATAAAGAGGAAACAAAACTAATGACTGACGAAGAACTGATCGCACGGCTGCGGGACTTGGATACTTGGGTTGAAACTGCCGATGTGCCTGACCTTGCCGCCGACCGCATCGAAGCCCTTGAAAAGGCCCTAAAGGATCAATCTTCTGTCTCTGATCGACTTGCTGAAAGGCTGCACAAGACCGAAGGTCTCTTGGCAAAGGCGGTGGAGGATCGGGATCACTGGTCGGATGTCGCTCGCCGAGAGGGTGTGTGCATGACCTGTCGCGGTCCCCACGGCGCACTAGAGTCGTATGGCTGCACGGATTGCCTGAACACTGGTTATTGTGGAGAACACCACAACACCGTGGCTGACCTCGAGGCCAATCTGGCGAAGGCGGTGGAGGCTTTGCGTTTTTACGCATGGGAGAACGAGATAAGACTACCTAGCGACGGCCCGTGGGGTGCAGGCAGCACGGATTTCGGCAAGGCCGCCCGCACCATCCTCGCAGAGATCAAAGGGTAGTGCCATGAAGACTTGCCCACCATGCAATAACGATTGTAATCAGGGCCGTGATTGCCCACAACGCAAACCGAAGGATGCTTCAACAAAAATTCAACAAACCAGTTGACATTTGGTTCGAAGTAGCTTATATAGATCTAGTAGAAGCAAAGAGGAAAAGCCATGCTACTCGATACGTCTGTTACCGTCGGCCAAAACGTTCGTGCGTTCCTCAATAAGAACGCACGTGGAAAGGTTGTCGCAGCCAACGGTTCGCTGTTGACAGTTCAGTGGGAAGGTGGTAATATTGTAGAAGTTAATCGGTTCAGCGTTATCGTCATGAAACCTGGGTACTAAGGAGCAACGAATGCAAACTGTACGTGAACTTATCGAAGAAGCTATCACAGAAGCTCGCATCATGGAGGCTGCTCGAGAAGTATTCGATGTAGATAACATGCTGCTCACCGCAATGCGCTTGAGTGGTGCACCGTATTCCTTTGTCGAAACTGTATACGAGCGAGCATCAGCATGAACTACTTTGGAGCTACATACACCAAAAGTCGTGATCCTACTGATATCTACTATAAACGTATTCTTGAGATGATGCGTGATTACAATTTAACAATGCAAGATGCGATCAACTGGGATATGGATGGCTTTATGCCATACCCTTCTCGTGGAATGATTCTTACTGATGAAGAAGAGATTGACTTTTATCTTCACTTAAATTATATTCCAGCTGATAGCCGTACGTTTTTCACAGGAGTCGCCCTTGGCTTTTATGACTATACACTCGAAGACAAAGAAGAGGAAACCGACCAAGAGGATGATCGAAGCACAAGCACGCCATGACGAATGGCTTGCCTCGATTGGAGTGAATGGTCGTAAGACACTGAAAGGTGTTGAACACGTAAATCTTCGTGAAGGTATTGTTGAGAACGCACAGCTCACGAATGGTATTGCTGGTAACGGTACAAAGAAAGAAGCTAACGTATACACCGGCGACTACATCATGGGTATCGCCACAATGCACAAGTCAAACGCTGTGCCGATTACAAGCGGCGAACAAGCGATTGAAGTATCACAAATGAGGAGGAACTAAGGTTCCTCCTTTTTTATAAATACTTTAAAGAATCTTAGAGGTCGTTATGGTTAAACCTTTTTCTAGCTTTGCTAAATCAAAATCTGATATTTACAAAGAGATTGCTGATCTTTTGAATAAGATCGGAAAAGACAAAAACTATCAAGTAGCACCAACTTTACCGATGGGAAAAGTCGGTAAAGATAAGACTACGCGTGAATTTAGAATGCAGCTGATCGTAAAGACAGTTGATACATCTGAATCGTTTGTTACGCATTTGAAAGCTGGTCTGCGTGGAAATAAGATTTTCGACGCGAAATACAACGTAATATCACCAAATAGTTCAAAGTACTCGAGTTACACATTTACATATAAAGGTGTAATCGTTGATGCCGTCATTGCTCGAGGTGCAAACAAAGGTGAGAACTTTGAGACCCAGACCGTTGAAAATCTCAATATGTTTTTCATGGGAGCATCGGAACAAAGTTTTGCTAAACTTGTAAGACAAATGGAAGAAGAATATCCACCATTTGCCGATACTGAAATTGTAAAAGTGAATCAGCGCAAAGGATCGACGAAAAAGACTGGAATACCGCTAGAAGACTTAAATGCAGTCATTGGCGACATTGTTCTCACTGATCGTACTGGAAAGAAGTGGTATATCTCTCTGAAAGACGTAAGTGGTGGCACAGTAAGTGCGTGGCCAGGCGGTGGTTCTATCTTTAACGCTAAAGGTGATCTGGTTGGAGATTCAGAAGGTGCAGAATTTCTTCGCACCTTCGGTGTAGATCTAAACAAAGTTCAAAGTGGATTTGATATTCGAAACAACATCGATCCTAATACTCGTAGTAAACTTAAGACATCTAACGCGAATGTATCACAGATTGAAAAAATCTTTGAACGTGTATGGGGTCTGAATTACTTTTATGTTCGTAAAAAATCGGGCGGGTGGAAAGTATTCTGGTTAGACCGCAACAAACTCAACGAACTATCACAGGGTATTAAGGTGACAAGGATTGATTATCCTGGAATAACTTCAAAGTCAACACGAATTTTCTGCGAAAACGCACATCAAAAATATCTTATTGAGATTCGAAACTCAAAGGGTGGCGAGTATCCAAACGACATTAAATTTAGGGTAATACCATAATGCTATCATTCGACAAGTTTCTCGTAGAATCAAAGAACACTCACATGGAGCATCTAGAGGATAACATCCTGAATGCTGGTGTTGAAGGTGCTCGTCAATCGATTAACTATCTTCGTTCTCTTCGTGACATGCTTGCTGGCAACTCTACGAAGTCGGTGAATGTCACTATCAAGTGGGATGGTGCACCTGCCGTGTTCGCCGGTATCGATCCATCTGATGGCAAATTCTTTGTCGCGAAGAAAGGGATCTTCAATAAGGATCCAAAGGTATATAAGACGAATGCTGATGTCGATGCTGACACATCAGGTGATTTGAACACTAAGCTTAAACTGGCTCTCGAAGAGTTGCCTAAGCTTGGTATTAAAGGAGTGGTACAAGGTGACTTCCTATATTCGAAAGAAGATATACGAGAAGTGGATATTGATGGAGAACCGTATATTACTTTCCATCCTAACACGATTGTTTATGCGATACCGAAAAAGAGTCAACTCGCTCGTACAATACTTGCCTCAAGAATCGGTGTGGTCTGGCACACTACATACAGAGGAAACTCTTTTGAATCAATGTCAGCGAGTTTTGGAGAGGAGATCGCAAGCGGTCTCAAGCAAACGCCGTCGGTCTGGTCAGTAGATGCGATGTACCGTGATGTGTCTGGTGCTGCTACATTCACTCAGGCAGAGACAGATCAAGTCACAGAGTTACTATCAAAGGCCGGTAAGATCTTCTCAGGTATGAAGAGATCTACACTTGATGGAATCTCTGATAACGACGAGCTTCTTGTTCGTGTGAAAACTTTCATCAACTCAAAGGTTCGTGTTGGAGAACGTACTGGTAACACCACTCAGTTCGTTAACGACCTGATGAAGTATGTCCACGACTACTACCAAAAAGAAATCGATAAGAAAGCGACTGACAAAGCAAAAGCTCAGTGGATCGCTAAACGTGATGAGACGATGAAGTACTTTGCGAATACGCCAAAGGCTGACATCGTTGCCCTCTTTGATATGTACAACTACATCGTCGACGCTAAGCATATGATTATACGTAAGCTCGACAAAGCAAAACAGATCGGCACCTTCCTTAAGACTGCTGATGGATATAAAGTAACAGAGCAAGAAGGTTTCGTTGCGATTGATCATATGGGTAAGAATGCGGTTAAACTCGTTGATCGCCTCCAGTTCTCTCATGCAAACTTCTCTGCAGACATTCAAAAGGGATGGCAGCGCTAATGGCACAGTTTAATAAGAATACACACCAGTACTC